TTGTGCTGAGTCTAGAAACATTTCATTTGCAACCATATTAAGATAGAATGCATTATGATATGTATTATACGATAACACATTTAGTAGAATAGATAGGGTAGAACTTTCAAAGTCGTAATCGCTAAACTCTGTTTGTCCTTGTAAATAAGTCTTCAGATTAGTTTTAATTTTATCAAAATCTAGTTCTGAAACTGTTAAGGTACTAGAAGTCGCCATTATCGGACTCTTTCGACTGTGAATGTTAATAGACTAGATTGTGGACTATCATTAATTTGAAATACTATATTGATCTTAATGGAATTGCTATCGGGATATGCTATAACATCTACATCAAGTACTGTAGCTCTGGGTTCATAAACTTGTACAGTATCAATAACACTTGCTTTAATTTCCATTACAGTAATAGGAGTAAAGTTTTCAAATAGTAAAGAAGTTATATTACCACCATACAACTCATTAAAAAATTGTTCGCCTTGATTAGTTAAAATAAGATTACGAATAGCTCTTTTTACAGCATCTTCATTTTTAAGTACAGCAACGTTTTTAGTTACAGGATGTGGTATAAAAGATAGACCTAGATCCTTATATACTATTTCTTTTCTTTGTGGATTTACCGCACCAGAACTTATAGACATACAAACACATCCCCTTTCTTTTATTTATATTAATATTTAAAGATATCTGCGAGAGATTTAATCTTTGGTTGTGTTTGTTTTGTTTCTGCTATTTCTATATCTGCTATTACGGCTTCTATATTGTTCTTCCAGTAATTCAAGTATTTATTCACTCTAGGATACTTCGGTTTCACATCCATTGTTTGCCACATAAGTTCTTGTATTATATTTCTATAATCTGGCATGTAATAAAATACTCGTAATGACACCAAAACTTTATTAGATATAATATACATTTTTTATAACGGATAGATTGCTGGAGATGCTACATTATTATCACCATCAAGACCCAAACCTTCTACAGCGCCAGGAGTGGAAAAGTTTACGGTCACGGCGGTTAGATCAACACCATGCTTTCCTGCTGTAGTTGATATTACTGTAGTTGTATCAGAAGATATGGCCGTTCCCGATCCAGGACCATTAGCAAAAACATTAGTAGAACCTGTCTGTGCCGCATTCGGAACCCAACTAGAATGTCCTCCTGTAGCATCAGTATAACGGTGCCACTTGATACCATTTACAAAAACATTAGGTGAACCTTCTACAGCCACATCCGTACAATAAGTTTTATCTCCTATTCTCACCGCCTTTTCACTATTTGCAAATACATCGGGAGACCCCGATTGATAATTAGTTTGATGAAACGGATTTGGAGTTGGACTAGCATGACCTATGTGTCTATCCAAATTAGTTCTAACTACTCCAGGCATTAAACTTCCGCCTCTTCCGTACCAACAGAATCAATGTAATTTTTAAATGCAGAAGCGGTAGCGGCCGCGGCATCGTCAATAACTTGTTTACTGCCGACGACCAAGCTGAATGCATTAATGGGTGCTGGTTGAGAAAGACCATTAAATATAGTACCCAATGCTGCCACTGCATCGGTAGGAGGTATGGGTATAGTTCCTTTTTTAAGAACAGCACCTAAAGAATCTATTTCTACATTCGGTATTAAAGAACAAACACTAGTTAGGTCTATACCACCCGAAAGAACACTATTAGCTAATTCAGCTATATCTACACCAGGAATACTACCAAATTTTGCTACAATACCTGCTGTTTCTGTGGCAAAAGCCGCTCCCAGGGCCGCCGGCGCTAATGCTGTAGGATTAGACAGTGTTGCTAATAAACCAGTCATATCAGAAATAAGTGTAGAAGAAGGTATTAAGCCCGCGAGGTCTGGTAATGCCGCCGTAAGTTCAGTCACAATGCCTGCCATTTGATCAGTGGCTAGAGCTTTTATAGCATCAATATTAGTAGCAAGGCCGCCGACAGCACTAGTAAGTCCTTGTATATCACTATCTAATGCACCTTTTAAACCATCTAAAGACGCAATACTTAAATCTATGCCGCAAGCCATATCTATTCCTTATGGGTTCAAGTCGATTTTTTTACCGACACCGCCGGAAACTACTGTAATATCTCCAATCGAAGTGTCTATATTCATAGCCTTACCGGAATGAATCTTTGCTGTATCTGCCGCTGTAACATCTATATCACCACCTGTTCCAATATTTCTTTTACCAACAGAAATAGAATTATGAGTACCAAATACAACTTCATCCGAATTACCAAATACTTTAGTACCGTAATTTCCATTTGTAAATTCTTTAGAGTTACCTTGTATATCTTCAGAATGATTGCCCTGTATTAATATTGAATTATTAGCACCAACTCTTAGTGTATTAACACCTTGAATATTTACACTATGATCTGTCATAACTTCTTTGATATCACTACCTTGAATTTTAGTAATACGATCACCATATACGGTTACATACTGATCCCCAGCTACTTCTGTATAATGATTTCCTTTCACAAGCATTTTAGCATCGCCATCGATACTAACAGTCATGTCGCCTTTAATGAAGACCTTTTTATCTCTTATAACAATTTCATAATCTTTACCTACAACTTTAGTGGAACGATTGCCATTAGCTACAATTTCTACAAAGGTGCCGGTTCTATGATATTGATGTATTCTTTCAGCACCAACACTATCATCTACTTCAAAGAGATGACCACTTTCTGTAGCGTGTACATGATTCCAAGGATATTTTGAAAACGGGGGATCAGGGTCAACACTAAATCGGTCGGGCACTCCGTTAGTGCCTGCGTTTTCACCACCATATCTTGGATTGGGTTCGCTCCATTTAGGACTATCTGCTAGATAATCGGTGCCACTCTTATCAGTAATACCTTTTACTGAAGGTGCTACTGCTTCGAAGATATCATTTATTTTACTTTCAATTTTATCTTCATATTGACGATCTCGTAGTTTTCTATCTTCTAATTTAGTAGGAAGCCCATCATCAGCAATAAGGTTAGATTCTGTTTGACCTCTAGCTTGTCTGGGTATATCTGGTTCATTTAATATATCAGGATAAAATCCATTAAATCCTTTTGAAGCATCTGGTTCTTCTGTGGGTATACCTGCTAGAGAACCCATAATCATAGGTTTCTGTGCGCCTTGGCCGTCCATAAAGAATCCGAACACCCATGATCCTTCTACTAATCCTGTAGGAGAACGTCCTATCCCACTAGTAGCCGCTGAAGTGATAGGTTGAATACATTGAGCCCAAGGTAAAGATGATGTGGGTAACAATATTCTATCTTCAGTGTGCCATGTATGACAACGCACTCGTACTCGACCCAACTTAATAGGATCATTTCTATCTTCTACAACTCCAAAGAACCATACTAAATTCATTCCAAAATAATCAGTTTTTAATTTATCAGGCATTACTCCATCCTTCCATCATAAGAGGTATTAATATCACTAGAATAACTATCTTTAGCTAAAGTAAGATGGGTAAAGAATCTACCCGCAGTACCTATAAAGTTATGAGTAACTGCTGTTATCAAGAATTTATTTTTTGTTTTATTTCCGAATAGATGAGAGTAAGGTTTCAACTTATCTTCTTCTAAACTAGAACTTATTGGTATATCTACATTTACTATATGGCCAGCAACAAAATTAGTATTACCACCTACTGCTATAGTAAGAATATAATTATTCAACAATGAAAGCTTCATCGTTGTTCTACCTCTAGCCTTATATGAGTTATCTTGATGAAAAAGATTTCTATCATTTTTTTCTGTTATACGATCTTTCATATACTCTATCTCTTCATAGTTATTATCAAAGATATTGTTAATATAATATTGAGCATGAGAGGTACCAGAGTCTTCAGCATATAAAGACTTATTAGTCATTAGATTGTTTTTATCTAGTGTAGTGAATGATTTCATTTTCTTATCATTTTGTATTTTTAGATAGTTATTAGTGATAGTATTTCTTTTCTTTAGAATAGGATCAAATGCATGTATTTGATTACCATACATACCAGTAATAGAAGATCTTAATGCATTAGGTCCTTCATTATATTCCATTTGATTTACAATTTCCCAACGAAACCTATTATTCTTACCTTTTTCTTCTCTACCATGATCACCCATTATATATTGAGCAAACTGCACCGGTTCTTGTTCTAGTAAGTAGCTAATAGGATAAAAATTAAATTGGGATCTGTCTTCATAAAAAACAAAATCTGAATCTGGATAATCTTCTGATTGTGCAAGATTGGCACACTTTTGTATTACTTTAAAGGGTGTATCACCCACAGTAGTAAGAGATTGTAAACCAGAACTTTTATCCGTACTCAAAGTTTTTTCAAAAGTTGGCGTACTCATATAAGGCTTACCTCCAGGCCCACCATTTAAAGGTGAATTAATAATATAATCGTTGAATACATTTTCAGCTATATCAGTATATGTTTTTCCTACATAATTCCTATTTACGGTAGACATAATATTAACCATACCTTCGATAGAAGACAGATTTAATGTATAATGCTCTAGTGTGTCGTCCATTTTTTTTCTATTAGAAACATTGTATATAGAAAATACTTTATGTATAAAAGTATCTCCACTTGCACCAGATCTGAATTTAATAGAAAAGAATTCTTCGCCTACGATAGGTAATTTATCAATCAAACCCACACCATCGGCTAGTGATACAGAACCACTCATACATTGATGAAAAATGTTTTCTTGAATAGACATATCAGAAATCATATAACGTACATCTATATGTTCACCAGTACCAACTATAATGCTGGCCATTTCCATCTTAATATTATCATTTAGAAATTTATCCATTATTCAAAAACACTTGAAATTTCTGATAATATTAAAGCTAAACCAGGTTTCGGTAGATATAATATATTTCTACGACTTTCATTTAGTTCATCTTCATAATCATATTTGTAAGATATTTCTCTACCAGATGCGCTAAGAGTATTATATGTAGTTTCGTCTACCACTAATGTTCTTTTGGGTATAATAGTTTGATCAAATAGCACTGAGTGTTCATTTACTACTTTACGATATTCATGCACCGTTGCTTGTGCTAGAGATAGACTTCCATATTTTGTTTTTATAAATTTATTAAAATTACGTTGAGAAATAGGCCAATCATAGTTAGGATCATGCATCGAATTAATTAATAATAATATCCAACTATAAGATCCTATACTATAAAGATCAAAAGCAACATTATCAGGCCGCTGACCATCTTCAATAGTATAGGTATAATAATTCATAGCCTGAGCTTTAAGAGCAGCCGACAATTTATAACGAACCATTAAGTTCGTTATATCCTGAGGTTTGCCATTCTTCCTTAAATCATATGAGACTTTGGGAAAAGTTTTAAAGTAAAACGCCATTTATTTAAACCATATTAGTTAATATATTATATTTATAGATGTGTTATAATTCTCAAGTAGTGATCGTGTTCACTGCGCCAAATTC